TACCCATATATTCAACGCGGTCAAAACCAGTGATTGTCATTACATTGCTGCTACTTTTGCTTGGAAGAACACGTTGTCCTACTTTGAATTTTCCACCCAGCGGTTTTGCTGCTTCTGGGCTCATTTATAGGTGCTCTCCTTTTCAACAGCAATCCAATAAGTGAGATCTATATCTTTGGAAGTGAACTTCGAAATGAGTTTCTTGCTGATTTCGACTTCATAATCACCTGGGATCATCTTGAAGTTGTTCATCAGAAAGACAAAACGGAAGTCCGCATCTTCGTCAAATTCACCCTCAGCTTCAACAGCAAAGGCATTTGAAGTTCTATTCTCTGGATCGGTAACCTCGAGTTTGAGGGCGTTACCATCAGGAGAAATACACACTTCACCAATACCAAGAGTTGCGGAAGCCTTTTGGAGCTTGGCGAGATTTTCTTTCGTGAGAGTGAAGGTTACATCGCCCTCTGGCATCTTGATTTCCTTGCTCGGAAACACAAGCGACTCGGGTGAGGAATAGTAGTACCGCACCTTCGAAAGCTTGTTCACATCCGAAACCTCGAGATAGCTCTTCTTAAGCGAGATTTGAGGTTCATTTACAAGAGTAAGAGTTGCCAAAAACTGGGACAAGTCGTAGATACCAAATTCTTGATCAATTTCTACATCAAGAGTAGCCGATGCCAGAATGTTCTTGGCGTCGGCCATAGTCGTAATCTTGTTGCCTTCGCGAAACATCATATTTGGTTGAATTTTCGCAAAGTTAGACAAGAGCGTGAGTGTCTGCTCTGATAGTTTCATTTTTCACCTGTGATTAAATTACGATCCATTATAAACTATTGGGCGGATTTGTAAACACTTATTTTAGAAGAACTTCAATAAGAGTCAAATCAATAAGAAATGTCCCAAAATACAGAAGTTCTGGCTTAAATGTCGGATTTGTTCGATGCGCATGGATAAGAGCTAAAAGTACTGTCATGATTTCACCATCACTGAAAAGTTCTTCTCTTTATGGAATGAGATCTTTTTCTCGAATCGACCTTCGAGGATTTCACCCTTATGAGAAATAATAAAGACGTTTGTATTGTCGTCGAGGGTATAAAGGATCTTCATGAGGTTCTCTACACCATCGGCATCAAGAGAAGAATCGAAAGTCTCGTCCAGAATCAGAAGATTCGTAGACACGGAATTCTTCATTTTCGCAATTTGTCGCCACGTAAATAGCAAGGCAAGGTCGATTCTTTGCTTTTCTCCTTCGGAGAATGAAGCATATGAAAAGGAATCCCGGTGGCGAGACTTAATTTCTTCCTGAAATTGTTCATCAAGATTAAATGAGACGAAGAAGTCGAGAACTTGTAGATATTGATTGACGAGTTTGTTGATGACTGGGACATATTGCTTGATTACCTTTGTCTTGATGCCCGTATCTTTCAGCATCTCGGCCATGACTGTATTGTAGGAATATTCTTCCGAAAGTTTTAACTTCTCTTCAATGAGACTAGTTCTTTTCTCTTCGAAAGATTCGAGATCACTCTTAGCGGTACCAAGATCTCCACTCGAGGAGCTGAGCTTCGCAAGCTCTGATTCAAGTTTAGAGATGGAGCGCTGATGATGGCGTACGGTTGAAATGGATTCATTGACTTCTTCTTGGAGCCGGTCAATTTGTATGCTAGCTTCTCCCAACTCTGACAATATTTGCTCAATTTCGGCATATCGAGTGGATAGTTCTTCTTTCCTGGTCGATAGGGACTTGGCCTTCGATTTCGCACACTTGAGCGCATGCGTCTTAATTTCATTGTCGATATTTTGACTGCACGATGGACATATATCGTTCGTTTCATAGAATTTAGCCTCTTTTACGACAGACTTGATTTCAGACTGAACATGTCCAGACTCTTCAAGTATCTCTTGCTTGAGTTGTTGATGCTTCTTGAGACCTTTTTCTATCGTTGGTCGAATCCTCTCGATCCTTTTGACCTTCTTATCAGCTTCAGCTTGTAGTTCCTCAATTTGGGCTTGGAGGTCTTCGATTTGATCCTTCTTCTCTTTACGGTGTTCCGTATTGAGCTTATTGAGATCTCGGATATACTTCTTTTGGGATTCCCGTTTAGTTTCCGTGATGTCGATGTCATGGCTGATGTCTTTGATCTTCTCTTTCAGCACTGAGTTCCGCTCTCGAAGGAGCATGTTCATCTTCGAAAAGACATTGATATCAAGAAGATCTTCGATCACATCTCGACGGTGTCCTTGCGGAAGTTCCATAAACGGGATGAAGGAACTCGAGCCAAGCACGACGATCTGGTGAAATGACTTATGGTTCAGTTTGAGAATGTTGTTCTCGAGTGTCCGCTGGTATTCCTTGTTATGAGATGATTGGTTAATCATCTCTCCGTTCTGCCATATCTCGAAGACGCCCGGATTCATTCCGCGAACAATCCGATACTGGGTTTTACCGATTTGGAACTCGACCTCAACCAGACACTTCTTCTTGTTGATAGAATTCACAAGCTGGGGCTTGTTGATGTTTCGATGAGCCTTACCGAATAGGGCAAATGAGAGGGCATCGAGCATGGTACTCTTACCAGCTCCGTTATGCCCTACGATCAGAGTATGTTTTGCTTCGTCAAGCTTGAACTCGGTCCAGTTGTTACCGGACGAGAGAAAGTTCTTATACCGAAGCTTTTGAAAAATTATCATCTAAGATTAATTCTCTTTTTTTGATGATGTGCAAGGAGTGTTCTCCATATTTTTCTTTGCATGTAGGTTATCAGTTAAACCGCAGTCTTCACATACCTCATCATACTGACTTGACATAGAGAATCTTGTGTTTTTGTGTGTATTGTAATAATTTATCATGAGTATCGAGTATAAGTCCAGATTTGCCAATGAGAGCGACCAAGCGACTTAACAAAATCTTTTGGCAAATCCGACTTGATATACTCCTCCATTTGATTGAGGCGATCAAGTCTTAGGTTATCAGGATCAAGAGGATACATGAAATCGAGGGGTTCCCATCGCATAGAATCACTCTCAGCATAGATTTTTCCAGCAAAGTACTTTTCTCCATCATCTAGTTGATGGAAATACCCTGGAAGATCGAATGGCTCTTCAATTCCAAAATCTTCAAGATCATTTGAACTGAAAATGACGCCATATCCGACGCCTACAGAAATATCAATTCCCATTCTTTTTGCGCTCCATTCGTGCATAATATTGATCAGATATCGAACCTGAAAATTCATAAGTATCTTCAATAATGGTGGCGAGCGTTTCGGCTAGTCCGTCGGTTTCGATCATCAACTTAATTGCTTCTACAAGATTCTGATGTCGCTGTAACCTACGCTTTTCTCTTTCTTCGTCTTCTGCTTCATAGCCCATCTCTGATCGATAATGTCCCATTAAATTCTTCCTTTTGCTGTATCATATGCAAAAAATGCTGCGACAATCATGGCGAAAACCAACAAGACTCGAACGATAACCATCATGAGCGGTATGATAGCCATGACTGTATCAAGCGACCAAGTCACAAATCCTATGATGAAAATTAAAACAGATAAACCGCTTAACAAAAGAATCGACACTATTCCAAACATTATGAAAAATGCCAAAATCACACTTTGCCAATTTCCCTTTTCAGAAATCTTCCCTAACCAACTTTTCATTATACAATCTCCATACTTTGTGCTTGGACGAGAAGACGTCTCATCGATTTTCTGATACGATCTTTGTCGAGATCGGTATCAACCGCCTCGATATAAGAATCAAGCAGCTCAGTAGTATCTTCTACCGAGATTTCTTCGTCATCCACGTTTTCACCCAAAAATTCGGAAAAGTTCTCCGCAATCTTCAGATCATGAATATTCTGTTGCTGAATCCGATCAATAAATCGATCAAACACAAACGTGTCTTTCTTCTCGACAACTACAACTTTCACAAATTTGTTGTCTAAGAAATCCAACTCCATCTTATTATAATCTGTTTGGGTGTCGTCGTAAACTATTTTTTCAAACATCGTGAAGGGGTTTTGTACCCGATACAGTTCGCGGTTCTCAGTGTCGAAAATATGGAAGTACTTTGGATCCCCTGCATCCGCCCACGTGAACTCAAACTGAGAACCAAGGTAATAGATGTTATCTTTTTGAGAAGAAGTATGGAAGTGGCCGGTCAAGACCTTCTCAAATCGTGAGAAAAGCTCGTGGTCCATACCATGTTTGTTGGTAACTCCCCGCATGAGTTCAAAACCTTCTAACTCAAGGTGGCCACAGAGAATATCAGCCTTGCAGTTCTTGACAAACTTGAGTGAATCGTCATAATTTTGATTTGTAATCCAGGGGAGCATTGCAAATCGAGTTCCGCCGTACTCAAGAACTCTTGGTTCCACGATGAGATTCACCTCATTCATGAAATGACCAAGAACCTCTTTTGGAGAGTTCACCTCATTAGTATTCTTGAAATACGTATCGTGATTACCCAGAATGACATCCATCTTGATGCCACGATCGCGAAGGACGTTCAGGAAATATTTTCGATTTGAATGAAGTGCCTTGATATTCAGGGCTTTTCGGTTATCGTAATAGTCTCCAAGATGAATTATCTGCTCGATGCCATGCTTTTCCAAATACGGAAAGAATATTTCCGAATAGAATTGGTTTTGATTTTCGAGAAAGATATCGGCGGAGTTACGAATGCCAAGATGGGTGTCATTAATAATCGCAATCTTCATTATATACTGCCTCTTAGGTCAGTCTATTTATAACCATTCCATGGGTATACCGGCCTTTATTCGTCATCTATAAAGTCTCCAAGATTTGAGTCCGCAACTCGAGACCCACGAGTACTCTTTTCACGGGCTTTCTCCAACTTTACATAATCTTCGATAAGAGCGTCATTTGTCTTAACGGCATCAATACGGTTTCGAAGAGTATCCATGAAGTTAAGAACTGTCGAAGACTGAAATATATCTGGTCGGTCAAAATGAGCAAGAGCTTCAGTCTCAATTCCAGACTGGGCAATATACTTCATCTTTGTATCTTGCTGTTTCTTCTCTTTCTGAATTCGACGAAGAAAGGCATAATACGAAATCTGAGTAAAATACGCGAAGGCGTTCGGCTTGCCTGTGCGGGTAGCTGCGTCGATATCATAATTTCGAATAGCCTTCAAGCTATTCTCTACCGCGTCCATCACCATCTCTTCTCGATAGGTATACCGAATGAAGTTCTTATTGTGGGAAAGCCCTTCGGCTATTTTGATAAAACATTCTGCAATATAGTTTGGAACAGTCGGTAGGGGCTCTTCATTTTTCTCAGCTTCACGGAGTTCAAGTACATAGTCATGAACTGCTTGAGAGAACTCGGCATTATTGACGTAATGCTTGGTTTTTTTCTTAGTTTTCATTATGTTATACCTCAATTGATTGATTTATCGTATCATACCGAGTGTGATTGTAAACCATAAATTTGTGTTACAGTCTCGAACTTTTTTCAATGTATGCGCATTTTTACGGTTTACAAACCCGCAAATGTTGTTATAATAAGAATTGTGATTCTATATGGTGAGCAGAAGTACCAGTATTCCGGTTAGTTCAGCTTATCTGATCCAGGAAATATCAGAAGATTTCCAGGTCCATCAGAATCTCCATCATAATCATCTCCACTATATTCAAGCTCAGCACTAGATTCAGCAACATCCTGAAGTTCGTTTTCAGCTTCTCCTGACTTGAGGTATGTGATAGAAGATTCATACTGCTGGATTACTTTAGAAGTAGATTCCGCGATAGAAATGACTGAATCTTTACGGAAAGGAATAAGTACGTCAGGTGCACTAATTTCGGTATTTTCCTCGAACTGATTCAAGAAAAAGGATTTCATGGTATAGAACACTGAAGGAGATACTATGATTCTTTCGATCTCAAGAGGGTTATGAATCCAGAAATGTGTATCGTCTTCGCTCGAGATCCTTCCAACAATTTCTACACCGGTCGAAAGTTTGAATTGCTTTAATGTACTGTTCATTTGATGTTCACCTTATGGGTTTGCATTTCGAAGTCTTCTTCCTTGTATATCTTTACACGGGCTTTGGCGTGTTTCAGGGCATAATTCTCTCTTTTCCTATAATCGAGTCGATCGACAAGATCATAGAGTTTGGTAATTTGGCCATTCTCAGCGATACGAAGGCCTCGACCAATTGACTGAAGAACTTTGATCTGAGATTTCGACGGAGAAGCAAAGACTATGTTATGGAGATTCTTAATGTTGATCCCGGTCGAGAATGTACCGAGACTTGCGACGATGATCGCATTATTCTCCCTTTCAACAATCTTTCGGATGGCCTCTCGATCTTGAGTATCGGTTTCCCCAGCCACGAAGAAAACTCGTCTTCCATCTTCTGCCTTTGTGTCGATGATGTCGTGTAGGATCTTTCCATGCTTCTCGACAAATCGAAACATGACGAGAGTATTTCCTTCCAGCGAGAGAGCGAGATTTCGGATGAATCGATTTCGTCCTTCGTGTCCGATAAGCCAGGATACTTCAGACTGGTATGGGACTTTTCCGAAGGTTTTTCGAACTTCCGTTGGATAGACGAGTTCGAGCATTTCAATTTTGAGTTTCGCGAGGGTACCTTCATCTTGAAGCTTTCGCGTACGGGTGACTCGCAAGAGCCTTCCAAAAATTCCTTGAAGAACAAGTTCATTTGTCTTGGATCCATCAAGGGTTCCCGTAAGTCCGAATCTATATTTGGCACGTTCAGCTTTCTCCATAGATTTTTCCATCGACTTGGCGGTAAAGCCATGAGCCTCGTCACCGAACACCGTCACGAACTGGCGGAACCACGTCTTTGGAAGTTTGTAGATCGACTGCCAGGTCGACACGAATACTTGATTTGGAAGATTGACCTTCTCTTTACCAGAATAGATTCGGTGCACCTCTTCAGATGCATGCCATGTGTTATCAGCACTAGAGTAGTCGTCAAAATCTCCGTACATCTGTTCAACAAGAGAAGTTGTTGGGACGATCACAAGAACCTTATCGCTTTCATCCAATTTCTTTTCTTGATACCATCGAAGCAGGCAGTAGATGATGAGTGACTTACCAGATCCGGTCGGCGAGAGGAGAAGAAGCCTTTGTTCCTCGATCGACTTACAAATCGCATTGAATTGGTAATCACGAATTTCGATTGGTTTACCACCAGCATGGAGATTCAGGCTTTTGACGAAATCCCATACTTCCTTTGGATCGACTTTCTCTTTCTCACCTGGAGCACCGTAATCAGATCCTTCAAGTTCGATCTCATAATCACGATCCTCACAGAACTTTTTGAAATGAGACCAAAGACCGAGTGGCATGGATCTCTTGTTGTAGTTGAAGATTCGAATCTTACCGTCCCACATACCACTTCGAAATGCCGGCATGAATCGATGTCCAGGCACCTCGAACGCGAAATGGTCACGCAACTCCCAAGCTACCCCGTCATCGGAATAGACTTTGAAGTGAGACTCGTTCTCCTTATGTACTACAACTCGTTCCATTATATCCCGGCCTCAAACTTCTTATGCTCAATGATGTTTCGAATAGTCTGATGGCGCCATTTTAGATTATCGATTATTTCCTTCAATGTATCTATCTTTTCCTTTTGGAGCTTAATTTTGAGCTCTGATTCCTGAATCTCAGGGTCAGAATCGTAGTAGTAATCCATCTCGCCTTTCAGGATCTTAAGGCCATCGACCGGATCGTAATCCCATCCGAGCTGATCCATCCGTTCTTTGGTCATCTTACCATTGTACCACAACCACTTGTCTTTGAGTAATGTTTTCTGATCCATCTCAAACTTCACAAGCTTCATCCGCTCCCGCGAGAGAATATCAAGGTACTTGGAATGTAGGATTGGAGTACGACGAGAGGCATCATCGAGATCACCATTGATCTTCGAGTCTTCGGCCCACATCTCATGGATTTTTTCGAGATTCATAATTTACCTGTTTCATAATCAAGTTCAGTAGTATATAGTCTTGTCAGACAACTTCAAAATAGGTATACCGGAATGACACCGGGAAAAAGATCGGTTCGGCTCCACCTTGGTTT